CTTGAGTAAGTTGTATGAACTAGAAGTAACTGAAGAGTTTAATCTTACAAATGAAACAGTTTTTTCCGTCATATACGAACCAAGAACGGGAGTTCCATTCTTGAATATATGATTGCCAAATTTTTCGACTTGTGATTGTAAAGCAGTTTGTAACTGAGTCAATTCACGAGCCTGAACGGCAGTACCTGGCTTAAAAAGAATTTTAAGATAGTTCTTAGACTCGTCAAAGTCGTCGTAATACGGTTCGCCGGATGTTAGTTCAGGGTCATACGATGGCATTCTATTAATTCTCCCTAGAAGTCAATTACGACTTTGATCTCTTCTTCTTGATCAGCGCTTCTTTGTACAGGCCTTACATTCTCTATGTATAACACTTCTCCGCTGTACGGTAAAAACTCAGATTCGTTAATTTGTTTTACTTGTCCTGTAAGATTATTTAGTGTTATGGACTCATTAATTTTAAATTCTTTATAATTTTTAGTTGTAAATATATCAACAGTCGAACCAGAAGCTCCACCCCCAGTAGAACCGGTCGCATATTTTGCGTTAACTACGAGAGCTGTTGCACCGCTGGTAGAACCAGTTATAGAAGTATCCAATTCTTGTCCGGTGATATAAAATCCAGCATCTGAAAAGAATGTTGTAATTTTATTTGTTAACCTATTTGTATCATCTATATTTACGGGTTCTGATGATACTTTGGATATAACACCAACCGAACTCCCAGAAACCTGAACGGTTCCGTTTGATGTGTCTAAGGTTCTAAACCCAAAAATGTTTTCCCCATTGACTTGAGTACCCATAGAAACTTTAGGTCCGAAGAAGTCTCCAACCACACCATCTAAAATTAATTTTCCAGTTTCTCCTACTATGTCACTCTGGAAAGAAAATACCTTTCCAGTTGAACCAGAATCTAGACCAAAAACGATATCGTTTTCAACGAAAGATCTATTGAAGAAGGATCTAGAATTTGTCGATTGAGAAATATAACCACCAGATCCACCCGTGAAAGGTGAACCAAAAGTTAGTCCGAATAATATTCTACCAGATGTAACTCCACTCGCAGCTTCATCGATAGTTGATGATCTGAATAATCCATTTTTCACATCAACAATCAGTACACCCAAACCAGAAGATCCAACCCAACTTAAAACGGTTCCTCTTGCTTGGTTGTTGCTAAAATTACCTTGACAGACTTCCTGACCTACAATGAAATCACTACCACCATATACAACACCCTCTTGTCCATTTGTATTGGCGAAAGAAATGGTGGCAGTGTTGTTTGGATTTTTTATATCTAATACAGTTCTTTCTTTGTTCAAAGATCCTGCTCTGGTTCCCACACTTATTCCCGATGAGAATCCGGAAAACTCCGGATTCTTAACTATAGAGAAAGTTCTATAGTCATTAATAATATCGAATGCTCCACCTTCATCACCCTTTAACAAAATTCTAACCATCACTTTATTTGCGCCAAGTTCTTTGGGTGCGTTCGAACCATGACCACCCAAGGGTGAAATCACAGCAGAAGCACTAAATCCTGCGCCTGCCGCGGAGTTTCCGGGTGGTGGGTATATGAGAACGGTTGGGTTGTACACACCACTTCCGGGATCTGTTATTTTCAATGAAGTTATATTTTGAGTATCCGCAGAAATTCCATTAACGAAAGACGAACCCGAAACCCCGGCTCCAAATACCGGTTCTACTATTACGGTCCCAGATTCTCCGGTCGGGCCTGTATCACCATCAACATAAACATAAGGAACTACTTCAATTGAAGTATCCGTAAGTAGATCTGAGGTAGTACCAAGTTCTTTAATCGAGAACTTTAAAGCTTCGTTGTCCACTTCATATTTTAGTATCTTTTTATAGAACTTTTGAAATGGATTGACGGCGGTAGCGACTGACCTTAAGGCCCAACCGTTATAATGATCATTAGTAGTATTTCTAATGCTATCGGCACCATTTACGGTTATAATAGAAGTGGCAACACCATCAATGGATCCCGTAGTAACCCCCGCAATCATATGTTTTGTATACTTAAAAGTATTTAAACCTACACCATATAAATAAGCATCATACCAAGTAGAACCACCTTGATGTAATTCAATATGAGAAATCCCACCAGGCCTAGCATTTTCTTGAACCTCTCTTTGAAGGTACTCAATTGTCCCTATTTTTTCAGTACTTCCTGCGACCGATACTGGCATGTAGTCATCAGTTAAGAAATCAAAGTCCGCCTCTGATAACTGATACATGAACTGCCAAACATATCCATCTGCGTTTGGCGTTTGTAGATGAGTGTTTGTATGATTTGGTTCTACTGTCGATCCCGCAGGCCCTGCCGAAATACACTTATAAACTCTATAATCCGATGTAAGAACATAGAATGGGTTAGTTTGATATGTGTTTGATTTAAAAATTTCTTCAGAATCACTATATCTAGAATAAGTTCTATCATTAGTCCAATCATACCTATTCGTTACTAACCTGACATTTTTACTAGTCATTTTTTTGGCAGCAATTGATTCATTCCATGTTGTCACTTTATCTTTTGTGTTGTCACATGATAACGGAGGTGTATTATCATCGGGCCAAACTGAAGGTTTAGATATCATAAGATAGTATGAATTTTTCGTACTGGAAAAATCATCAATGAATGCTTTAGCAGCAGTTATGTTAAAGTTTGTTTGAATAGATGTTGACATCTTTTACTATCTCCGATTTATTTATGATCCGTAATCGCCTGGTATATCAATATTATTAATTTGTGATAAACCGCCGACGAAAGATCCACTAGCACCTTTTACTGGAGCTGAGGTTAATTTGTATGGTGATTTTAAGAATGATTGTAATGTTATTCCACCCCAAGTTAAACCTTCAGGGACGTTTCCGTGCCATACATTTGGATGAGGGTGAACAATCCAAAAGTTTGTTCCCCCAGATGGCCATCCCGGTAAAGTTGATCCGGTGTTTGCAGTATCAACTAAAACATTAACATTTTCTACAACACCACCAAACGATCTTTCCAGTGCAGCTGAAACGTTAGTTATTTGATTATCCTTACACATCAATCCAGTATTGGACGATGGGTCAACAGCTCCGCCGACTCCTACGTGACCCGGACCAAAGAAAGTTTGTCCACCCGATGTAGTACCTGCATTTTGATCAGTATATTCGGCAATACCAGCTGGATGGTTTGCTCCTTTGATTCGATGAATCGCACCGTCATCTACATTACTGAATGGTGGATTGGAATTATATACTCTAAATAATTTTGGTGGTGTTGAAGTACCGAATAATTTAATAGTTAAAGTACATCCGGCAACGGGCCCTTCTCTATCTACCAACCATTCCTCTACAATACCGTAAGCAGGATGAGATTGTCCGGGAGCGTTGAATCCGTCATATTGCCAAACATGGTCTAAGGGTTTGAAGAAGTTTACATAGTCACTCCGGTCGGGTTCTCCTGTTGCACTACCTATCCCGAGGGAAAATCTAAGCTGTTGTCTATAGTCACTTCCGCCTGTATACGCTGATCCACCACCTCTAGTCTCATTGAATATTTTCCATTTGGTGGAATTAGTCGCAGTCCAACCATCTTGATTATTCGGAGGTGTTCTGAAACCATTATTAGAACCAGACGTTCTCAAAATATTGAATGATCCGTTTGTGGTATTCCATTCACTGTCAATTATTACACCCTTAGCGTGAGTGTTACCACTTTCGTCTTCTTGCCGAATTATATCGCCATTCTGGAACGATGAGGATGGATGAAAAGATCTAGAAAGATCTTCAGATCTATCTTCAAAATCAACAGTTTCAAACAAATAATTTTCAGATAACCTGGCGAAAAATTCCTGAGTAGCACTTACTCCACCAAACTTATTTAAATCTTGATTTATTGAACCAAGAGACAGACCACCACCCAATTGAGTTTTTGGAGTTTTGTTAATAGTCTCTGTAAAATCTAAAGTATATCCTGTTGATCCATCATATCCGAACGGGAAAAAGTCATAATATAAAGAACCAAAACTGAAAGTATTTGATATAGAAGCAGCGCACACACCTCTTAGGTCTACAGAAGAATCTATTATTCCAAAATCGTTATTGTTATTTCCTGTTAAAGCACCATCAGCGATAGTAGCTAAAGAGTATGGTAAATAATTTGCAAAGAATGGTGAGTGTGACGTTTCTTGTCTATATCCAATAAATTCAGCAGTTGGTCCAAAATTCTTTCTATAAACAAAATAGTCACCCAATACCTTTTTTCCGGCTGGGTGTACTAGGTCTTTTAAAACACTTTCATATTCTTGTAAAGAAGCTTCTGTTCTAATTACATAAGAGTGCATCTGATATCTGAAGTTGTCTTGTAAAAACTCTGTGGATGACAATTTACCATCGTTGTTCAGATAAACACCAGGCTTAGTAAATATTTGTCCATAGGTTGGTGTCCCAATAGAACGTTCGTTGACCTTTTTTACTTCCAACAACAATCTTTGTTCGTCGGTCATACCTACTTCATATGACTTAATTGGTTCTGTCGTTGATGCAACTTGATCAAATTCTGATAAATTAAACTTGTTCTCGGGTAGAGAATTTTCTGGATACCAAAAAACAAAGTGACTTGCATAATCTTTCAGATAGTGCATTTCGATTGCGTTCAGTTCACCGGACCACGGACCATCGTATACACCGAAACTGGTTTCATTGAAGCCTGGTGAATATGCCCGAGTCATTATTGGAACAACAGGCATATTTTGATTGCCATTTGATTCTCTCAATAGATCGCACATTTTTTTTACGCTATCAGTTCTTTCACCTGCACGTATTCTAGATTCGTCATCATCATACTGCGAACCTTCTATACCAGCATCCCTATCCAATTCTTGGCGTAGCGCAGGACTCAAAAAATCCACTGAGTCAAATAAACTTACTCCGTCAAGTGTAACTCCAGATAGTCTTACTTGGGTTTCATAGTGTCCTTCAACTTGTGTCGGATTGTCCACAAGTAATTGATCATCTTGAGTTACAGCTGCTCCAAATTGCCAGACACCAAACTTAGCATTTGGCATCACGGCCCGCCACGCATTTATTCGAAGAATAATACCTTCTGCGAATTTTCTTGATATCTCTATCCTGTCATCTGTAAGTGAATAATACCTAGATAATCCAAAATTAAGGGGTTTTTCGATATCCAAAATAACATAACCTTTGGTATTTGCATTAAGATATGTGTTCCTTACTATACCGTTTCTATCTGTACCCGCAAGAAAAGTATCTCGTGCGTCCTTGATCAATCCGCCGGTGAGACTACCTGAATTATTTCTAAAGTCATCTACCCATTCTGCTTCAGTCATATCACCTTGAGCCGTAATACCCAGCGGATCATTGATGATAAACTGCATCGATTTGTTTGATCCTGAGATCATGTCTTCGGTACTTCGTGGTCTATTGCCAGCGCCAGCACCAAGTGTAACCAATGGTAGAGAAGTAGATATTCCAGTTTCGGTTCCGGTGGAAAGAATATGATTTCCCGATGATGTGTAGTTGATACCGGGTTCGTCTATTCTTATTTTTCTGATACCCCCAGTTTTATTAATAGATTGTACACTACCTTTAAAATCTGTTCCCGGTCTTCCGCTTATACATTCCAAAGTAACTGAATCGTCTAATGTATAAAGTAATCCAGTAGAAGTAATTGGGATATCTATTACCATGCTGTAAAGTTTTTCTATCCCACCTGACTTGAATTTTATTATCGTTGAATCTGTTGTTATGACATCAGAAATATCAACAAGTTCAAGTTCTAAAATACAATGGCCGGACATAACAAACTGATGAATATCATCAATGACGGCAGATCCGATTGTCTTACCATTTTCGACAAACTCTACACGTTGTCCTCGAAGATTTGCATTCTCTGTTGGATTAGAGTCACTACATCTAACGATTGTTGGGGCATACCAAAATCCACCGGAGGTTTTAAATATATCATCAGCAGGTCTGTATGTTTCAACATAAACATCAAAGAGTAATCTTATTAAAAATTCAATAGAACTTTCTGTGCCCTTTGCAAGGTAGAATGATCGAATTCTTTTTACAATCTTTTTAATGTCTAGTTTATCACCCTTTACAGATTTGAAGTTCTCCGGGAACTTGTTCATCGTATGAGTTTTGAAGTATTTGATAAAATCTTCTGAAGTCTTATCTACATCGACAATCCCATTCAAACTCAAAGGAGCAAAGAAAGAGTTCTCTTTAGATTCTAACCATTCATAATACGTCTCTACAAATTTTACAAATGTTGGGTGGTCCTGACGTACAAAATCAGGCAAGTTTTCACTTACCGTAGTGGATATTATATTTCTTTCCTGTCGATTTTGTGGTAGGGTCATTTTTTATCTCACTGAGTTATTGGTTCGTCGTTTGAAAGACTCATGTTCACTTTCACCGATTCTGCGGTGGTTTCATCGATTACAAGTATTTGATTTCGTTCCACTTCAACGTCATTAGTTCTGGGACATGCGTAAAATTTAAGTTGAATGTCATTTACTATAGAGGTTACGTTGAGTTGTTTGATTACAACCAAACCTGTATCGTAATTAACAGTTCCAATATTAGATTTTGATATGATCTTTTTACCGGTTTTATCGATATGATAAATCCTAAGAGTGCCGGTTCCATCATCTTCAATGTAGGACTCTTTAGTGTTATATACAAACTTATTACTGTAGACGCTTGATGAGTCCTTCTTTAAAATTGGATCTGCAAAAAGACTGGTGTAATCTGTAACAATTCCTAGATTGTTTTTAACGTCTATTCTCTTTTCCATTAATAATGATAAGAAAGCAGAAACTACAGACCCTTCACTTTCCACAACATCTCGGATCACAGTAGAACCTCTGAAACTTGCACCAAACTCTTCTAATTGTTGATCAGTGTAAGATTGTATTTTTGTTTTTACTACTTGTTGAACATCGGCAGTACTTCTAGTTGTATATGATTGGTTGTATAGGACATCAAGTACGAGATTAAGGTAGGTATAATCAACATCAACGAAGTCCGGAATTATACTTACTACATTTTTCTTTTTGATTATATCTTTTATTATAGATTGTTTAGATGAATTCGATAAAGGAATCGAGTTCTTAGTGTTAGCGACGATAAAGACTTTACCGTATTCAGGTGGATCGGCATCTTCACCACCATAAACTAAAACAGATTTAAGTAGAGGGAATCGTTTTAAGATTTCTGTTTTGTAGTCTTCAGCAGTGACGAGTCTGTTCTGGGACTGAAAATTTCTAGGACCATGTTTCTTAGAGAATGTTACAGTTTCTTTTTCTGATCCACCGAAGGATTTGGTTTTAACAACAACTTCAAAATTAGAAGAGTTTTCTGGACCAGATATGGAAAATGTTCTGTTACCAGCTGTATCAGAAACGCCAATGTTATTAGAACTTTCACCGGAGGATTTAACATATTCTATATTTACTATATCACCAACTTCTGGTTTTTTACCGATGACATCATCACCAAATTCGAGTTCAAACTGACCACCAATTCCCCTTTGAACAAAAAATACTTTCTCATCGCCATCTATATTTAAAATACTGTCAGATTTTTTCCATTCGTTGCTTATGGTATTATTTTCTGTTTCAGAATCTTTAACATAGACTCTCAGAAATCTTATATCAATATTTTCCTCTGGAATTGTAAATCTGGTAGTGTCGAGTCCATCGAAAACATAATCAATATCATTGTACTGACCTTCGAATATAGAAACATCGCTGGCTTTCCACTCTACTACTGAACCACTATCGTTATATTTACAAGCAACAAATTCTTTTGCTTCTCTGTTGAAAAAGATAAAACTAGTACCGTCTAGAGATGCACTAAAACTTCTCTGCTCTGATAAAATTCCATTACTATCTGGTAGTGTACCATTAACATCTCTATAGAAAATGTCAACTACAGATTCCGAAGAGATTCTAGTTTCTGGCATATAGTTTAATAATTTTAAGATAGAATAAATTGAGTCTTCTTTTACTGCACTGTCGATGAATGACTCACTGATTACCATGTTATTATAAAAAGCCTGGTAGTGCGTGTTGTATGATAAAATATCCAACAGGATATTCAAACCCGAACCTTCAAAGTTATAGTCACTGAAGGTTGATTGTGACTCCAAATAACTTTTTAGATTTGCTTTTATATCATCAAAATCTAAACTATCGATCGGTAGAGATGTGTTTTTGCTTGACATTATCGTATTCTCTTAAGTGTTATTGGCAATGTTACCGGTGGAGATGATATATTATTGAAAGATATTCTCACTAAAATGTTAATATCATTTGTGTCTGGTTTTACTTGTATCTTTACTTCTTGAATTAAAACTCTGGGTTCGTACTTATTGACTGTACTTGTTATTCTACTTCGAAGATCCGAACCAGTAAATATGGTCATATTTTCAAATAATTGACTGGATGTATCTGTGCTAATTTCTGGATGGAAAGGTTTATCACCTTTGTTTAATAAAATAATATTCCTAACAGAACGTTTGATAGCTTCAATACCTGTTGTCTTAGCGACATCTCCAGTAATTGGGTGCTTTGTGAAATTCAAATCTAGATCGACTGCGTTTTTTATTAATGTCATTTATCTACCCCGTCCTATTTATACATCCAACAGACCACCGAAGGTTGGGAATTCTGGAAGAGTGGCGGGATTTGCAATAGCAGAAACAAGTTTGCAAGGATCACAAAGACTCAATACGTCTTGGACGAATTTAAAGATTTCTGAAATGGCGGCAGTTATAACTGCTTGAATAGCCGCGATCATCGATATTATCTTTGCAATACCAGATGTGATTGTTGCCGTTGCAGTAACTATTTGCTGTCTTACTCGGGCCATGTGAATTTCTAAACCTGTCGTGAGATCGATGTCACCGATTACTTTACCCAGACAGTTTAAAATTCTCATTATACAATTTCCAAGAAATCCTTGAACCAAACCACCAAGATCGAAGAAACCATAAGCAAAAGCTCCCATTTGAGTGAAGAACATAGAGAAAGCACCCAACAATTCCCTTGCAGTAGCTAATGGATCTATAAAATCAAAACCGCATATTTCTGCTTTTGGTGGAGTAAAACCGCACACTGGGATTCCGGGGAATGGAGGTATATTCAAATCGCCTGGGAAATCACAGAAAGAACAACCAATATTAATTCGACAGAATGGATCAGTAACCAACCCGGAGGCTGCAAGTGGGTTTACCCAATCAACTCCAAATGGAGGAACATTCAAATCAAATAAAGGTCCGCATTGTTCACCATCTCTCTCGGGTTCTGGTACTCCAGGCAGTCTAATGTTGTTACCCTTTCCGGGAATATTAGCCTTTTCTCTTACGCGAGAATCCAGATCTTCTTTTCTCTTGGCAATTTCCTTCGAAACTTGTACTAAGTTTTCTTCCAATTCATCAAAGGCAAAACCAACACCAACGTTTAATTCGTTAGCAGCTGCCTCCGGAAAAAATATACCGGGGGTAACCTTACCAAATCTTCTACTTACATCTTTTACTAAGTTTGAGATGTTTCTAACTGCTGCTGTTGGACTTACTACATTAGATGTGGTAGTCGCACCAATTAAAGATTGTTCATCCGTTAGTGGTGATATGGGTTCTACTCCACATCCAAGATCTAAAGACCTATCATCTCTTTTTAGATTGTCATCGTTACATTTATTACAAGACATTTAAACCTCCTCAACAATTTAGTAAGATTGTTCTTCCTTTGTATATCTGATCACCTACACTCGAAACCTTCATAGCAGCAGACAAGTTAATAGAAACGGACTGTCCCTTTATGCTTGTTACGTCATATAAAGAATTTAATTGTACACCAGATTCTGTTTGTATGTCATAAAAGACTTCCATACTCTTTCCGGCCATAAACCAACTAGGACTGGTCCATGCTGTACTTTCGGTAATTCTACCTTGGAAGGACTCGCCGTCCACCATAATTACAGGTGCGTCAATAGCTACAGTCCCACCCGCAACTAATCTAATCGCTGTAGCTGCGTTAATTACAATCGGTCCTCCGGCACCTATTATGTTCAAACCTCTAACAGCAGCAATACTGAGAGCTCCCGGTCCTGCATTGAAGTCTAAGTTACCACCTTTAGATTGTAGACCCACTTTTGTTCCGGCTGTAGTTTGAACAAATCCACTGGAGTTGATATTAATATTACCACTCTTCTCTCCCAGAACACCAATATTACCCAACGGATTACCCAGTGCATCCAGTGAAATATTACCCCCACTCGATCTCATTGTTATAGAGTTATTGGATGAAGTTTGTTTTTCACCGTCTATGTTTTCCCAACACTTACCTTTAGTATGGTCCATTCTGTTGTATTGTTCTGTAGTTAC